AAGCCAACTTTGTCGTCCCAAGAGTAGGCGGGCACTGAGTTTTGTGCCTCCAGCTCTTTGTCGACATTGTCGAAGAATGCCACCTGGATGGTGTCATTGAAGCCAACCTGCGATGTTTGCGCCAACTGGACAAGCTGGGTCGTCGTTGATCGTTTGATGCGATCCTCGTCCACCTTGTGCCCTCGAGCCTCACGTGCCGACGTCAAGGTCTTAACGGCGATCTCGCGGTCCAACGGGTGTCTCGACGAGAACGCCGTGGTAGCAGCCGCTTGACTGGTTTTTCCCTTGCCAAGCTTAAGCTTATAGCGGATCCCGGAAATCCCCTTTTGGGCGATCGCTTGCTCTTCGGGCGACAACTCCCAGGCTTCATAGCCCGGTGGCAATCGACGCAACGAGTTCGCGGCCTTGAACCAAGCCAGGATCTCTGCTTGCTTCTTGGGCTCGACACGACCATTCACGCTGTGGGCCTGAAACTGTCGCTTCTTCCAGAGAAGCGTCGCCACTGCGCCGAAGTCGTCAGACCAATGGCCCCAACCTTGGAAATCGGATTCACTCACCGAAATCCTAGGCTTGGGCTTCGACCCGGCCGCCAACATTTCACCCAGCCGTTGGGCAGCTCGTGCCTGCACCACGGCTGATGCCTTCGGGACAATCAGGGGACCCAGGCCCCCGGCATCATGGGTGGCGGCGACCACGGCTCTGGAAGCGGTAGGCCGTGATGGCTCGCCTCTTTGAGCACCAAGTACTCCCACGGAAGCTTGACGATCCGCGACTCCGGGTTGATTGGCCGGTTGATGCCGACCCTTGCCATTGCCTGAGACAACAGCACTTGTTTTAGCAGAGGCATAGGCCTTGCGCGCCGATGCGGCTTCAGCCTCTGCAGCCGCGACCCTGGCCTCGAGCACCTTGATGGTTTGCTTGACCTCGAGATGCCGTGCTTTTTCCGCATTTGCTTCTGCAACGAGCAAATCCAGCGCGTCACTATCTCGCTCAAGGGTGCGACGCTGCTCTCGAAGCGTTGCCTCGCGCTCTGTGCATGACGTTTCAAATTGCGTGATGCGTTGAGCAAGGCCGTTTTCCCCCGCCTGTAGTATGTCGCGATCGTTCGTGACAACCACGATCTGAGCACGTAACGTGCCCACGGTCGCATTAGCCTCGCGAATGCGAGCAGCCTGCTCGGTGATAACACCTTGGCGATTAGCCAGAGCATTGGTTGCTTGCGTAAACTCGGCTTCCAACTGATTGATACGATCCACTTGTGGCTGTTGGTTTGCAGCTCGAAGGGACCGAATCGACTTGAGAATGCCGTGGCATTCATAGATGATAAGACCTGCGGCGAATACAGCTGTTCCGCAGGCTGAAACGACAGCCAATCGTTTAAGTGTGTTATGTGTGATAGCCATGACATGCAACACTTGGGTTTCAATAAAGTTTTCCACCCGACCGCCAGCGGTTTCGGTCCTGCTCCTCAGGGGTGGCCAGGGACTTCCAGTTTCGAGGTGATGACGATCAACGTCACCACACTGATTAACGACGACACCAGGGTTTACAATCATGATGCCGTTGGGACTCTAAAGACATCATGGAATTCGAGGTCTGCCCGTACCAGGTAATCCATTTTTGCGGTACCAAGGTCCGCCTCGGCCGCATCGGCCATTTCATCCAGCTCCGTCATGTTTAGGGCAGCCACGATAGCCGCAGGGTCGACCCTAACTAGTGCCCGCAGAAGAGCCAGCTGTTTGCAATACTCGGCCGTTCCAATTGAGACAAGGACGACCAGCCGTGTGTTGCAAGAGCGCGTGGCCCAAGTAAACACGGTCTCGATGATGGCCACTGCCTGGTCCACCGACACGTGAGCCGGAGCTACAAGCTCAGGCAAGTTGAAAGGCGCATCATCGCGATTCCAGTCGTTGACCCGTTCACTCAATGCGATCTTGGTGCGAGGTAAAACAATACCTGACAATCCCGTGTACGTACCGAGATTGTTGACAGGTGCTGCTCGCATCTGCATCGCGAAGATCTCAAGCCATGCGCCAAGGGACGCCACGTGGTCACGCAGGCCAGGCCGTGAGACAACGTCAACAAGTTTGACGGCCAACCGACATGAGATAGATGCGCCGACACGGACGTGCCATGATCGGGCATAATCAGTCACCACGTCGAATGCCACCTCGTCGTGCGAATCATGGTGGTAGAACTGTAAGTTCGCCTCACACAACGATGCCAATTTTTGCATCGACATGGGTTGTAGCGTTTGCTCTAACACATCGACGCCAGCTGGTAACTCAGCTAGGAACCTTGTGAATGCGGCTTGCATCACCGACTCAACTTGTGCCTCAGCGACCCCAGAGTTAATGATCATGAACGTCACTGCAATGAAACATGACGTCAGTGATCTATCTCCGATAGTGACCCACGTTTGCTCAGTGCCGCCACTGGTTGGCTCCGGGATCTGTTCTTCTTCGGCTTGACCCTTTGGGATGCATTCCTTCACGTCTGCGATGGCGAATTGGCGCGACCCAAACCAGTCGCCAAAGGTCAACTCCGTCTCGGTGCCAGGTCCCCACAAAATGAGGATCATTGGAGAATTTTCCGTTTGATGGCACTCGCAAACCCAATGGCCCACATCGTCGGCCAGTTTCCATCCAACGTTCAAGTGGCGCAAGCACAGCCACGTGAGAGCGTCCTTCGGGCATTTGAACTTCTGGACGAGTTCATTGACATCATGAGCAAGGTCAGTCTCGGTGACTGACTTTTTAAGGGAGCTCGTGAGTGGTTCAGTGATGACCCCTCTGAACACTAGATGCTGCTGTTCCCTTAACAGCACACTACCCACCACTGACAATGGCTTCATGGTGACATCTGGCTGAATCGATCGGAAGAAGAACCCCCCGACCATAAATGCCGGGTGGCCGTCTTTGCCCAATACGAGGTCAAACACAGACTGTCCAGGCAACACACATTCGAGCAATGGGTCGCCAAATCGTGTCGTCGCCAAGGTGCACACGCGTTTGCATGCCACACCATCTAGCTCATGAACAATCGCCTTTTTCGGGGCAACATATTTCGTTAGCCCTGTCGGGCTGTATTTCGACACCTCAAGTCGCGGCAACTCTGTGTAAGTATGTTGCGACGTGCTAAGAGTGGCGCCAACAGTGGCAGCCCTTCGCTCCAACCAACCCGGCTCGGCATAACTCATGACAGCGTCGGGGCTTATATTCACGGCTGCTTCGCGATCAATGATGTCGCCGAGCCATGCGGTCCAATGGCTAGTCCATCGTTTGGAACTGGTCCTTGGCACGACCGATGGCAGACCCAATGCCCCTGGCAGAGCTAAGGGGCAGTGATTCATCTTGACGACGGCTGCCTGCCGCGTCCAGTCTTTGCCAACTTCCGGCTGGAAGTGAACTATGGCGTACTCGTCCACAACCCCTAAAACTATGGAATTCGAGAATTCGGGTGAGTGGTGTTCGCAACATCCCCAATAGATGTGCAACCCCTTCGTTGGCTTGAAGACAGGCCACTTTGCTAGGGCCGCCATTTCAACTTCAACATTTGGCCCCAGAGCGAATTTCTCAAGAAATTCATCCCACTCTGCCTGGTCGACCATTGCAGTGATGCTGTCATTCTTGGCAGCCTCAGGAGTAGACTTCGCCAGATGACAATGGGAGAAACGTGTGGTTGAGCACCTACATGTCTCCACAAAATCGGCTTTGCGCACGGGGTTTGCCGTCGTACGTTTGCCTGACACCAGATAATAAATGAGGTACGCCATAGCGCCCACGGATCCGAGACCTCCAAGTTTCAGTGTTATAGACCAAAAGCCCATTTTCACGTTCGCAGAGATGATAAGGCTTTTTGGGCCTACCCCGGGGTTTCGGCGGGTCAACCGCCATCTTCAGGGCCCTGTGCCACTCATACCAGGAAGGGCGACAGCCGTTTGGCGTCAATCCCAAAATGGATCGCATTAGGCCATGGATAGGGCCTCTTGTAACCTATGTGGATGATGGTCTTGGGCACTCCCATCAAGAATGATGGCACCTTGGACTCGTTAATTGCGGCGCAAAACGCGACGCACTGCCCTCGCGCGAATGAAGCCTCCACAACCGCCCATCGATGGTCAAAGGCTAGCATGAAGGGTGGACAGACATCCAATTTCAGCTCAGCGACCTCTTGTGGCAAGGGCCCGAACATGACACGACTACCAGCGGGCAGAGACGCCGCCACGACAAATGCCAGAACCAGTGGGCTGGCAGATGACCCCATTGCTCTACCCACGAGGTCGATTGACAACCTGGCGGATGTCCGACGTCGGAAATGTGTCAGGAAAGCGAGCACACGTGGGTACCTGATGGTGGGCAAGTCATCATCGACAGCGATTGTCACTCCCCGTATCGGCTCGAGGTTTCGGACATTCATTGCTGCTCGGACCTCATGAAAGAGCGCGGGCAACCAGGCCGGCACCCCCCGTATTGTTTCCACCTGCGGGGCTGGCTGGAACTCTTCAGTCCAAATGGTTGTCTCGCCATAGTGGACAGGCAAGAATGGGGGTTGCAGGCTAGCCTCGAACTCCTCAAACGTGGCGCCTTGACTAAGCTGACGCGGTGACACCTCGCCAAAAGGTGTGTTGTCGTCAATCAGGCTGGCCGTGGGGTTTAACCCACATGGCACAATCATTCGTTGCCTTATAACAAGACATGTGGCAGGCACAAATGTGAGCCCAAGTTGTACCTGGATGAAGCCACTCAGCAACAACGCTTCGGCTGCATCGAAGTCGCCGAGCAACGGGTTTCCAAAGGTCAACACATATGCGTCGGAATATGACTGGTTCACCATTTCATATTCACTTTTCATGATCTGCAGGTTCAAAAACTCGTGCTTAGCGCTTTCCACAGTCATTGCATTCGATAATCGAACGAACAATGCCACGGCCAACGCCTTGGTGTTGCTGCTGACAGCGGCAAACTCGAACGCGTCGGCCACTCGCATGAACCCGAACATTCCACTCAATTGCGGATTGATACGTTTCACCGGCACCACGACACCATACGTCGACGCCATGGTGACTGTAATCGTGTCGTAGTTGAGCACGTCGTAGGCCGTCACACTCAGCTCGGGTTCGCTACCTGAGCCGCCCTGCCCAAGCTGGAAAGCTTTTGAATTCCCAGCTCGGCCCACCCGCCCGAGTCGTTGGGTATGGGTTCGTAGATTTGTAGGAACCGGTTTGGCGGATGACACTGGGAACATCCCTGTGAAATCCCAGGTGACTTGCAACATCAACCCCATATCTATGAGGCATGACGGCGGGGGCTCAATTGTGACAGCAGTGTCAACGATCGTCGTGGCAACGACCACCCCAATTTTCGAAGCGACTGGGAAATCGCCAGACAACTCGAACGCAGGGATCGACAACCGACCAAAAGTTAGAATGGCCTGAGCGACCATCGCTTTTGTTGGGACGACCACCAGTGCTCTCGAAAGCAGGGCAGGTGTTTCAGAGTTTATGACCTGCAGCAGTGACGCCAATGATCCGGTGACAGACATTTGCTCCACCTCGAAGCGACGCTTAGTCCCGTAGTTAAGTCGCAAATCGCAAGCCGGTTGGTAGCGCTCATTCGGCGTGGCTGTGATCTGAATACGGGAAGACCATGGCAGGCTGTGCCAAGTCGCCAACATGATCGGGAATCCCTCGTGCACCTCGTCGAAGATGACGATGTCACCGGCCGCCACGGCGGACAACCGTGCCGCTATCATGTGATGGTATGTCAACACCTTGACGCGTCGCTCCAATTCTAATGCTACGCCAGCAGAAACGATCTGGAACATGCCATCAGGGATGAACACATTCTGGTAACCGTCTCGGGCCACCACTGTGGGGCACAAGATCCAGATGGTGCCCGCCACACGACCCTCGTTGAGCAACCCACCGATAAACGCTGTCGATTTACCAGTTCCCGTCGGTGCTGTAACCAATGCCGTGAACGGTTTACCAGATTGCATGAGCTGTCTAAGGTCGTCAACAATCTCTGCCCATCGCGTGGGCGTTTCGGCTATGCGGTGCAAGGGTCGAATCACATTGGGAGCACTAATCAGGTTAGCTGCCACCCATATCTCAGTCATCCATGGCACCAGCTTGGTTATATACACAAGCGAGCGACCTGGAAGCATGACCGCGGGCACAGCTGATGCAATGATGATTGCGAATTGTTTCATCCACGCATATGGGTCTGCTGGGATCATATTGGATATCACAACCGAGCTGCGCCCCTCGGCCAGGAAGTGAATGTGGTTAGCCAATGAATACAGGCGGTTGACATCCCGGGTCGCGAGTAGAAACAATTGAGCTAGCAGCCCCAGGCCAGGGACCTGTGACATGCTCTTGAACAGCACTTCAATGCAACAATACACTACACAGGCTATGATCATCCGGGCGCGATGCTTTTCTAGGTCCTCCATGATCAGGTCTTGCATGTTGCGACCTGTGGCCAGCCACCGCAAGAACCCGTCAGGGTCCTCGGCCGCAGTGTACGGCGACTCTTTGAGTGCAGTCCTGAATGCCGACGCCGTCGGCACTGCCTTCTTGGTGTGGTAAAGACTGAGCCACACAAATTTTGCTAAGCAATAGTCAGCGTTACGCAGAATGTACGTAACATCCTCGCCGGTGAATTCCGGCAAAGCCTTCACCACATGGTTGGGGATCCAGCTCCACAAAGCCTCCCGGATTTGGATAACACCGAAGGTTGCCCTGTCCACTCCTCTAATGGGCGGGTTCCACCCCAATATTCGGGAGTGCGACTTTGCCATATTCGACTGCTCAGGAACCGGCGCCTTAAGCCATGAAGACATGACCTTGGCATATTCAGGCCATTGGGTCGATTTCAACCACTTGTCAACGCTACTAAGGTCTTTGCCAACGTAGCGCTGGCGGCGATCGCCGGCTGTGATTGATATGCCGACGAGATCCCCAGTCCTGGATCGACGTTCCACCACAGTGTGAGTTTTGTAGAATCTGTTTAAAACGTACGACATTTCCTTGATATATTCTTCGCCCAAGTTAGTGAAAACTTCAGGCAGGTGAGCGGCCAGGAACGCAGAGCCAATCAGAGTGTTGACGTGCTTCATATAAAATTGCACATCGTAGGCCATGGCGTCCCGCCATCGAAACTCAGTTTTCTTCATCAACAGCCGGTCAGGCTGGCTGGCGAGACACCATCTCGGTATCGGGATGCCCAGATTGGTGTAGTGGATCACGGAGGATGAAGGCACTTCAAGCACCCCCAGACCGACAAGGTCCACTTTATCGAAGTCTTGACCCTCTCGGGTCATAGTGACACCAAACACCTCCGTGATTTTCGCCATGATCTCATCCCATAACTGAGGTGATTCATCGGTGCCAATAAGGTTATCATCGCCAGCATTGCCCATGTCGTTCTTGTCGAAGAACTCCTCAGGCGGTCGCTCTGTCACGAGCGACCACGCAGCAATTATGATCAGCCGAAAAGCATCACGATTGTCCACAGACGTGTTGGCTTGCCCGGTCATCATGCCGCCAGTTTTATCGAAAACTCGCCCACTGGTCGAGTCAACTAGGAACGCATCACGCATGGCGATGTAGTTCGCTCGGATCTGGGGTGCCACACGGTCATGCAACATAGTATTCTCAAACCCGAGTGATCGAAGCTCAGCAAGGCCATCGACCGTGATGACCGGGGCGATTTGCGAGTCGAACTGATGGCCATCACTTGCGAACACGTGAGCTCGTTTTTCGATCGCCTCGAAGAACGGCCTAAAGCCCCCTTCTGACCTAGGCACGGCGTTCATCACCCATGACTCGAGCGGTGGCTGTCGCCGTGTTGCCTCGAGAGTGCTCGTCCACATCATGATGTTGCCCACCAACTCCTGAGCAATCACGGTGCGGATGTTCTTGCCAGCCAGCAACTTCTCAAGGTTGACAACATCCATTTTAGGGAACGCATGAGCAGCTGACCCTGGGTGGGTTCCCTCTGACAAATACTTCTCGGCCACTGTGGCAGCGGCGTCAAGCAATCCGACCTTGGCCAGCTCCTTTCGGTCGCGAAACTGGGGAAACAGAGGTAACCCCGGCGAAAACTTAACCTTAATCTTGCGCATCGCAGCTTGTGGTGTGAGGTACACGGCGGACTTGTACATCTCCGGCCATCGATTGGCCAAAGCATGGGCTGCTTGCTTGACACGCGCTGTTACCATCGAGTCAGCCGGAGGTCGCTCCACATCGTATCTACGAATCGACTGAGCTATACGCTCTGGCGTGCCAAACCATGTGCCGTCGAACCCCCGAGGCACACCGGCAGCGAGCAATTTATCCTTGACCCAGTTCCCCACTAACTCTTCAGTGCGGACGCCGGTGGGCATAAGCGGTATCTGGTCGAGCAGCGCACGATCGTCATCGACGACAAGTGGGTTGCGAGGCAACCGGACAGGCCGCACAGGGTCATTGTACTCGACCAGGTCAGTGCCAAGCACTTGGTTGAAGTCGATGATCCGCTGTTGAGCCCACTCATGGTAAGTTTGGGCTCGTCGTGGCTCCTCCATGTCCTTGCATGACAGCAAGAACTTCTCAGCAGGTGACAAACGCGAGTAATCGTTGCCAAACAGGATGACCCACACGGACTTGCGGCGCCGGCGATGTTCGGGCAAAAGCCCTGATAAGGTTGCACGCCCTAAGAACAGGTATTCCTCAAGCCAATCAATTAGTGGCTCTGAGATGCTCCCAATCACAACACAACAGATATCCAACATTTTGTCAAACACGTCGAACAGGCCAAGCCCAATCGTGCTGACCACAGTAGCCAAGGCTGCAATCCACCCGGTAGGCGCGCCATAAGTGTTGGCGTACTCACGCATCCGGCCAACAAACCAGGCGAACTTTTCCGGGACAGTGAAATTTGTTGCCGAACCGGCTCGGTAACAGTTCCACAACCACTCTCGCAACGGGTGGTCGAATGGTTGCGGCTCGCGAACATGTTTGTCCAGGTGCCACATGATGGCTGCCTGTGAGCAATCACGTACAGCCCAATCTGGGTAACCTGCTTGCGTCAGGATCGTCCACGATAAGGCTCCCACCTCAATGGACTCGTCATACATCGGAGGTATTTGATCGATCAAGTCCTTCTGGTCGTCCGGAAAGAGCCATGCAATCGCCTCCTTGATGCGACGTGGCGATTCCACAGTTGCCGCCCTTAGGAAGTTAGCCCACCTGACCACAACAGGCAGGGCCTGGTCTCGGTGAGCGTGTCGACGCAACCCCTCCATGACAGCTGAACCCTCCTCACCTTGAGGGATCTGATCCTTGAGGTCCACCGGAGCAATATTGGCACCTGGCACGGAAATAGCCCATGCCACCAGGTCATGAACTAGTGGCATATGTTGGAACACTTTCCTAACCAGCTGCTTGACGTCATGAACATAGGTTCCCGTGGGGACGAGTCTCGCCAGTTGACCATTGAAACTAGACACGAGAGCACGCAACTTGACCCTGTCCGACACCGACAGAGCTTTTGGCAAAAAGTAAGCCGAGACCAGCGAGCTGGCCCAGTCGTCGATAACTGCAGCAGGCAGCTCCCGACAATACCTGGCTCGTAAGGCTGTTAAAGCGGCCTCACTCGGCTTTTCGCCTAAAGCCTGAGCTAGGGGGCATTTTATAAACTCTGCATGCGCATCAGTCAAACTCTTTCGATAGGCAGGGCTCATCTCCTTGCCGGATGTGAGGTTGTCCATTAACAACACTGTGATCGGGTCGAATTGGCGACGATCAACGCCTCGCGCTACGAAAGCGTCGATTTGTGACAATGCGACGAGGCTAAAGTCCCGGCTGTCCCGTAGGACAACTCCCAACTCCAAATAAGACCTGCAAAAATTTACTGGATTGTCAACAGGCAATATATCCATTCAGGTTGAATTACGGCTATCAGGCCAGACGACCAGCGTTTCTGTCACCGTCTGGCGGCGACTCGTCAATGGCATCACACACTCGCGTCATTTATATCGGGGACAAGTATGTGTTCCACCACCTTATCACAGCCGTGATGGCCAGTCGAGGCTCACGCAACACCCCGAGGCCCAATTCCCATAGGTTGGATCTAACCACGGTCAGACGCAAAGCCTTTGTCTTGGTGAGGCCGAACGTCTCGGGCACAACAGATGTGATCAAGGCCGTGGCTGCTAAGGCCGCCGCTGTGATAGCTGCGGTAACGAACGCAACCAACGTGGTTGTCCCCACAAGGAAACCGCCTAAGCCAAGCTTCATCGTGTGGCCTTCTAGCGAACACCAGATGGCCGTGTGGCAGTTCAAATGCAAACCATACGACCCTCGCGTTCTAACGCCATATTTCAAGTCAGTTTCAGTCAGAGCAGTCGGGATAAGAAATCCCGAAACGTTCCCGATGTCTGACCGTGCAAATTCATATATGCCGTTCGGCCGGGTGATCCCAGCCCAACGGGACCTGCTTGCCGGTACAACCAGCTCGGTGTGCCACACTGGGACAACCTTGTAAACCAGTCGGAGCGAGACCTCCATGAACACAACTGGTCCTTGCATCCCCTCGTAGGCCATGGCTCGTTGCCCCCATGTGGCAACGTGCAAAGCTACAGGGCGGGTAACTTGTAAGATGCCGAGCACAGCCAGGCCATGTGCCATAGACCATTCTTGAGCCGCCCAGACGGCCACCGGGTTGCGCACGAGCAACCCTGCCATCCTAGCCACAACCGAAGCTAGCCAAAAATAGTCACGCTCGACAATCGACAGCAACTCATCCATAGCCCGAGCTATCATGTACATGACTAGGCAGGTCTTCCATGTGAGCGGTGCATTGAGGATCAAACCGACCAGAGTGGCTAATGGGTCACTAGACATACCAACGACCTTAACCCTGCGTGTAACTAGATACCAAAGCAGGGCAATTCGGTACGCCATCAAGGCCAAACCTCCAGCGCCATACCACGCTAGCAATTTCCAAGGCTTGAACATGTTCTTGCGCATCCAAAGCCCAATTGTGTACCAATGTGCTGACCCCAACGCTAACAAAATGGCATCGGGATCTGACCCGGCTTGTACGCCGGCGCCCGCATCGTAAGGGTTGCGATAATCGCGATCAAGCACATCGGTGGTGACTTCCACACGTGCGCCCGACACGGCAGCGGTTTGCACAACGCCGGCGGAGCCGGAGCACATCAACACGCGAACTTTTGTAAATTCGTCCTCATGATCAGTCGCTTGAAGCACCACGACCTTGGGGTCATCGCTGGGGCGATGGCCGCCTGAGCCAATAACTTGCGCCCGTTCAACGACAGGTTGACTGATGCGTGGCTTCAAGAAGCTCACCCCATTGGCCGATCGAGGCAACCAACCTGGGCGCAAATACGCGCCGATATGGAAATCTGGCTCAACGACGAACGACAGAATCGCATCAGCCAGCTGCGCCCAAAGGGCCAGTGAATGTGAACCGCCGGATCACATCGGACGGTGGGGCAAGGTCGTAAACGAGATCACCAACCAACGCCAACGACCTTGGGACAACTAGTGTCGCCCCAGTTATGCCACCTGCGGCCTCCATTGCGCGCATATGCAACTGTAGGTCCATGGGCTTGCCTTGCTCCATGTTCTGGACAATCGATTTGCCCTCGTCGTCGCTGTTAAGTTTGAACACGACTGCGTGGACACCAATCGCGCGCAGATGGCGGACCAAGGCTAGCACCGGGATCACATCGCCGAGGGAGCCAAAAGTGCAAAACACGAACCCTCCGTGTTCACGTGACAGCTCTTCGGCTATGTCCATGCCAGGTTTGCCTCGGGAGTCATCAGCGAGGTCACTCATGGGCCGCTCAGGCCACTCGACCGTTTCAGGCGAGAACCCCGGCTGGTCAACGTTGCCCCTAGTCACGATCGCTCGCGGATCGAACATCGCTCGAAAGAATCCACCGATTGTCGGTAGCTCTGGTCGGGAGTAGATTTGCCGCATGGCGACTAATTGCGCTCGAGCAACCTTTGATCGAAGCCCTCGTCTTGATGGGCGGAGTCGAGCTAGAGAGACAAATGTGGCCGTCGGCGGATTAACCAACTGACGGTCAATTGCCCCAGCAAGGAAGTTGGGCGAAGCATTGACCTCCGGCACGCCAACAATGTTGTTCTCATGATACGCCGGGTAAAACTCGTCCCAGCCGTACACCCAGCCTAGAGCGTGAAAACTAGCGATCATGTCGGGCAGCCGAGATTTTGATCGACCAGCTGGCACAAAATAATTCCCCATGCACACGGGCCATATGTTCCCGGGGACACACGACATAAACGGTAACTCAGCAGCTCGCACATCACACTCAGCAGCGGCTAAAAACTTGTTGAACACATTATGGTTCAAGATGTGGAAGCTGAATGGCCCTGTTGCTGTGGCCGCCAACAGGTAGCGCCAACTAGCTAAGTAGCGCCCACTGCCTAAGTTGGGAACTTCAAACACGTGGTGCTTGTCGGGGTCGAATCCTTTCAGCCGGCGATATCTACTCGCATCCCCACCAATGTGACA